TTCCTTTGCGAGTTCTTTTGGTGGACCTGGGTCACTTGAGGTGAGAATGACATCAAGAAGTTCCTTGCATACCTCGCGCATATGGGGTGTATTATCGCGTCGAACAATTTGAAGACCCTTAACATCAATATAATCCATGTGCATCTTACCATCTTTACCAGGTGTCCACAATTTTGCGGCATATCTCTTTTTACTATAGAGGAAATAGGGGCAATATACCTTTTCAAGTTCCAAATTATTTGGTTTCTTAAAAAGTGCACTACACTCCTTTGCCGCTTGTTCACCAACCTTCCAACTGTATTCAATCGCCTCGATACCTGTGCGACCACCGACGTCAAACTCAACCATCACTGAATCGGTATCCCCGTACCGTACATTTGCACCTGGGAAGTTCTTTTCAACATACATCTTTGTCTCCTCAATCATACTTCGACCCTTTGAGGTTGTCGTTGACGCGATTGGGACACATGGAAGGATACCCTTACCAGCACCAGTGAAACCATATACAGAGTTCATCGAAATCTTATAAGCCAATTGTTTGCCGTTGTAGACCTCTTTCATAAAACCAGTCGCATTCGCCATATCACGCTTAGCTTGTTTACGAAACTGTTTCAATTCCATAAGAATTGTAGGAAGGAGACTTGGAACATCTTGAGCAAATTTGTATGTTCGGTCACCGACAGTAAAGGTTTCATAGTTGACCCCTGGGATATTACCATACTGTTTCTCATCCATGACATAACTTGAATAGCAAAGGTTGTGCGCCACCATAATAGATGGGTACAGAGATTCAAAATCGAGAGCTGTGATCGGTGTATAGTACGCACCCTTTTGAGCATCAAGAACAGTTGCACCCTCATAAGGTTCTTCGGGAAGCGCACCGTAACGAATGGTCGGAACCATAAATCCAAGTTCCCTCGCCTTCTTTGTGAGTTGAGAGAATACTTTGATTTGTTGTCCCCGTTCAACGAGGAAAGGCACTGGAACCCAAGTAGCCTTCGCCATTTCAACCAGATTTAGAAGAGTACATAACTTCTTCATAAGTTTATGTGGAAGAATTGTATCCTTAATACAATACTCAGCAACTTCTCGTAGTTTTATAGGGTCACCTTCTCTGTATCGAGCAAACATCTCTTTTGGAGCCATATCTATCTTTCGGTCACCCAAATAGAGCTTTGATACATTATCTAACTTATAACTATCCAATTTGTATCCCTTCTTAATCTCATGGAACATATCAAATATGAAACGTCCAGACATGGGGAGAAGTTTGAGAACATTGTCTCCAAGAGCGCTCGAGGACAACTTCTTAATAACAAGTTCAGATTCAGTTTCCCGTAGTTTTCCCAAATTATAAAAGTCTGGGTCACATCTCGTGACCTTAGCTCTCTTATAAATGTACTCAAAATCAAACCCAAATATGTTCCAACCCGTGATGATATCGACATCATTCTTTTGAATATACTTTTGAAACTCCTCTATCATTTCTCGTTCAGTATCAAAACTTAAAATCCTACAGCCTTCCAAATCGGAGTCGGTTTGTTTATAGCAAAGACATGTCTTATCATAAGGTTCATCGGAGCCAAATTTACACAGAGAAATAGCAATTTGAAAACAGGCGTCCCCCAAAATATCTGCATCAGGAAACTTACCAGTAGAACTGTTACATTCAATATCTACAGAAGCCACAACAAACGGCGCGATATCATCTCGAGCTACAGGCTTGAGTGTAGTCCAACTATTACAGAAGAGGTCAATATCTACATTTGCGAGATGTGAACGAACACACGAATCCCCAGTATCCAACCAACCCGTAGATTGAATCCCAGTACGATGCATCAGACGGAGCATCGGGTCTAAGTTTGACTCATAGACTTTAACGTTACGAACACCAAAGATTTCTTGGAGTTCCGGGGTCCTATCAAGAGGTTGTTTTAAAAATGAATCAACAAGACGTCTCGCTTGTAGATGTTTGAACTCTAATTTCATGAATGGAAACTCCTCATTATTTTGAAATCCCCAAACATCTTTTGAATTAAAAAACGAGTAAGTTGTCAATGAATCTTTACATTTTTGGGAAAGAATATTATAAATTTGTTTGACTTTTTTTTCATTTATATTTCCAGGAAGTTTGATAAAAAAGTACGGACGAAACGCCGTTGTCACGCATACAGACTTACTATCCTCAGTCTTACCAAAGATACTAATGAGATGTTCATCATCTTTGTCTCGTGCCTCCCAAGTCAGTGCTTGGAAGACGACCATCTTATGTATTCATTGAGCCAAAATTTTAATATCGTTTAGTAGTAAAATGTCAGCTGCCTTGATTGAACTTGTTTCAGTGGGTGCTCAGGATGTCTACATTACTGGTAACCCAGAAGTCAGTTTTTTCCGTCAAAGTTACAAACGCTATACAAATTTTGCGATGAAGCCAGAGCGTATGGATTACATCGGTACGTTCGGAGCCTCAAATGAAGTTGTTATTCCAATCCGCTCAAAGGGAGACCTCATGAGCTACATCTGGATTGAGGGTACCAATATTTCTAACACTGAAACCAATACCGATGGTTTCTTTTCAGCCGACGCCGCGAACCCAACAACGTTTGAATTGTGGATTGGTGGTCAAAAGGTCTCTGAACTTGATTCTCTTTTCATTCAAGGCGTTCACAATCCACTTATGCGTGATAACACAGCGAAAGCCTCGTGTGCAGTTACTTTGAATACCGCCAAGGTAAACCACGGTAAGAACTACTTTATGATTCCATTCTTCTTTGGGGAAGACTTTACCAAGTGTCTCCCACTTGTGGCGCTTCAATACCACGACGTTGAACTCCGTATTAAGTGCCGCGATGGGTACACTCCACTTGAAAGACCAAAGGTGTATGGTAACTACATCTATTTGGATACCGACGAGCGAAAGTTCTTCACCGAGAGAGAACACGAAATGCTTATCACCCAAACGCAGTACCAAATCTCATCGAATACGGCGACTGAAATTGATCTTACCTATTTTAATCACCCAGTGAAGTCTCTTCACTTGGTTTCGGGTAACGCAACCGCTGCAAACTGGGATGCTCAATTTACGTTCCAAAAGTCGTCACTTTACATTAACGGTGTCGCTCTCTTTGAAGAAACCTCAAACGTGTACCACCACAATGTTGTTCCAGAAATGCATTGCACGGACTTACCCGATGATGTCATTGATGATCTCGCGACCTTTTCTTGGCCTTTCTGCCTCACGATGAGCAAGATGCAACCCACTGGTACGCTCAACTTCTCTCGAATCGATAATGCGAAGTTATCTCTTATGACTCCATCTGGGGGTAACCAACTTCACCGTGTTTATGCAGTCAACTATAACATTCTTCGTATCAAGAATGGTATGGCTGGTGTTGCTTTCGGTAATTAAAAAAGTAATTTGTCTACGGTCGTACGAACACAAAAGAGTCTGTGAAGTATGATTCCTAATATAAATAGGGAAACCAAAACAACCCAAAATGAGTAGTTCGTCGCCCGACTGATGAGCGCAGCACCTAAAACTGTTCCAAGAACATCTAGGACTGCGATATCCATAAATCGATAACTATGTATACCTTCTTTTGGTTTTCCTAATAGCTCACTGTATGGACAGGACATATTATAATAGACTCATATTTTTTTCATGAGTCTTTTTAATCTCGGTTTCTCCTTATCCATAAAAATTGTAAATGTCATATAGTTACCAACAAGTTGTACTTGTCCATGATTTGAACATGGATATTTATGTATTTGTTCTACGCGGATCATATCTACGAGAGACATCTTAGTCTTTGGTACTTTACTATGATGTAACGCGAGAACTGCGGCGTCCCGCTTCGTCTCTTTGGGTACAGTATCACCTTCGTAGCATATGACGACATGTGACCCAGGATATCCAGACGCGTGCATCCACCATTCTTTGGGGTAACTCGACAGTGTGAGTTCATCATTGTCTTTTGCATTTTCACCTACCTTGATGGTAATACCATCCTCCGACGTATACGACTTCATACATAGACCTCAAATATAATCTTTAATAAATGTTCAAGAATCCAATCACGCGTAAATAAAAAGTAAATGTATTCGCGTGGTAAGATATAATGCACGTTATCCTCGGTCCAAGTCTATCTGTGAATCATAAATATAGGGTAATTCTTCCAAATAAAATAACCATTCATTTTGGACGAGTTGGGATTGAGGATTACACGGAACATCATAATTCCAAACGCATGAGAGCGCATCTTATAGAGAAGGGGGCAATCGTTCCCGAGAAGTTGCGGGTAGAGACGGATATTCACGAAATTCATAGAGGTATGCTTATGGTGGATAACAGTACGAATGAAGATTGGGACGACTGGTTTTCAGAAGAATATTGGGATAGGTGGCTTTTATGGTCCTATCCGAATATTAATAATGCAAAAATGTGGATGGCGATGCGCAAGGATATTAGGTTTATGCCAGTTGCAGAGGAACTCTGGTATTTAAATTAATTAACCTCTTGAATATTAGACCCCGGTTGAACCAAATCCATGAGCACCTCTCTCGGTATCCTCGAGGATACCAATTTCCTGAATCGGGGGTGTCTCGCAACGTTCAAGAATGAGTTGCGCGATACGATCTCCTTTCTTTACCTCAAAGTCTTTGTCTCCATGATTGAAGAGAACGACTTTGATTTCCCCGGTATAATCTGGGTCAATGACCCCGGCACCAACTTGAATTCCGTGTTTTACCGCGAGACCAGACCTAGGTGCAACGCGACCATAAACATCTCGAGGTACAACTATCGCAATCCCAGTACAGATGAGAGCCCTGTGCGTACGCGGAATAACAACATCATCAACGCTGTATAAATCGTATCCAACAGCACCACCGTAACCACGAGTTGGAAGAATAGCATCGGAAGTTAATCTCTTAACACGAAGGCTCATTTATATTTCACTTGAGGTTCTAATCTTTATTCCTTTTAAAGATTTCGGGTGTATTATAACAAATGAAGGTTGGTTGGAGTATTCATAATCGCATCGTGCGAGCTCGGGCTCCCAAGACCGAGTATGAACAACTCAAGTTTAAGATTAACAAAACAACATTTACCTATGGTACCGCACTTACATCAACGTACTTCATCACACAAGGTGCCGAAGAGGGTGTATCTGCCGCACTTGGGGTTATTTCATCTTTAGGCTATATAAATCTTCTTTCAAGACACGTAGATACTATTGAAAAGCCAGCATTTCAGACACAGTTATTTGTACCCATCGGTACAGCTCTATTTGAAACGATGTGGAATCACGCTCCATTTGCATTTGATTTTGATTATGGTGCGACTCTATGGGGATTTTTAGCATACAAAGTTGCCCTACTTACAGTTGTATATGACGTCGTGCGAGATATGTTATTATCTAGTATCGATAACGTCCAATTAAATCATTCCAAAATAGAAGACAAATAAACTCACTTACTTGGTGTGTGACATCCTGGTGAAGGTGAGATCACTTGATAAAAAGAGAATGGTGATACGAGACGTACGCCGAGATCTGTGATTTTAAATCATCAGCTGTGTAATATGTTTTAATTGTACATTCTACGAGCCTCGTTCTCCGCCTTCGTCAATAAAACCTTGTAGTTCTCGAGTTTAGCCGTCTTATTTCCAGCATAGTTCTTCGCATAGTCGCTTAAATTATCACCTAAGAATGGGTAATTCGCATACTTATAACGGTTACCGAAAGCAAAATATCGTTTGTCCCACACAGACATCTTTTTTGGTTGATTGGCGACACCCTTTTTGTTTTTGTTCTCAATATTCTTCAAAAGTTCTTCACGTGTCTTCTGAACGCGTTTCCCATTTACTATTTTTGTGAGTTTCACTTTAGCTTTCACGGCGGCTTTTTTGTTTGCTTCTGTTGGCATGGTATTCATTGTTAATTATAGTATTAACAAATATTTTTTTTTCAAATCCGCATTCGCTGTATGGTACGTCTTCCCCTTCATCACATAACTATGAACTCTCGCATACGCCCATGCTTGGGGAGAAGCGCCTGGACGATGCCCAGTTCTCCACGCGGCGAGACCTCGGTTGTACACCGTCTGAAGTGTCTTGAGAGGTATCTTTGTAGCCTGAGCTATATCCGGGAGGGACTTGACACCTGGATACTTTTCTCGAAACTTTTTGGTGTACGATGAAGTTTTCGCCTGGATACCCTCGTCTGTCTTAAAATCCGTATAATCCTTCTTGAGCATCTTTGTGTACCGGGTCTCAACATCTTTGCGTGTCTTGAGACCCCTGAAATATTTGAGGGGGGCGTAAATAGGACCTTTACTTTTACGCAACTCTCCGACTTTTTTAGAAATTTCCTGGTCTGTGAGAGGCATCCTATTATTGGTCATCTATTATTTTTGACTGAGATGTTGGACAGCCACCAATATGTTTGGATAAATTGTGTTTCCAAAACGAACTCTTCCTGTTTTTGCCGATACCCAACCACGGTGTCCGTTGAAATACGCTCGTTGTATATCAACCATTATAAAAAAGAAATATTATTTTATAGGAATGGGTCTCACGATTATTATGGGAAATATGTTTTCTGGTAAAACATCAGAACTTATTCGAAGACTTAAGCGCCTAAAAAGTATAGGTAAGGATGTTGTCGTCGTAAACTCCGCGAAAGATACACGCTCCTCTGAAGAAGTTTTGAAGACCCACGATGGTGTTGTATTTCCATGTATCAAAGTACACCACATATCCGAATGTATCTTAAGCAGTACTTTTTGTAGCGCACAGATTGTAGCCATCGATGAGGCTCAGTTTTTTATAAATCTCAAAGACTTTGTAGAAATGTGTCTTTTTGTGGGTAAATCAGTAATCTTGGCGGGTCTCGATGGAGACTATAAACAAAAGAAGTTTGGTGAAATCATTGATTGTATCCCAATGGCGACCGATGTCGTGAAGTTATCCGCTTTGTGTATGGATTGCTGTGATGGAACACCCGGTCCATTTACAAAGAGAATTGTTAAAAATGATACGATTGAATTGGTTGGTGGTACGGATATGTATAGCGCCGTATGTCGTAAACACCTTTTAGAATCTAAAGATATCCAATATGAGAACAACTCGTCGTTTAAATCCACTTTTCGTGACTCGATGATATCTTGAGTGGTCAAATAAAAATGCTTCTCTCGGTTGGTGTACGTGTGATTCATACTCCGTATAGAGTACACAATCACGACCACTTTGTATGGTCAGATGGTATCGTAACGTAAGATTACTCTCAGCTCGATGTGCTGGTATATTTATAGGTGCATCCATGACTGCGAACTTTGCAGTTTCTTTGTCGATACATGGAATTTGATCAATTATTTTTTGAATTTCAGGAAAGTCTTTGACATTGTAATAATAATACTTCTCATTCTTCTCAAACCATGGATCAAGTGTATGAAAGTAATGTTTTGTAGCCTGAGATAAACCTTTTTCATATTCGTATAATATTTTGTTATAATTTGCCTTAACAAACCAAAGATTTGCGTAATCCATGACATTATAGTCCAACTTATGGTACAGAAGGTCAACCAGGGTATTTCTCATACCTATGAGGGACCTCAATGGTTTCTGGAAGTACAGGATATCTATTGGGGATTTTAGAAAATCGTTGAGCACCAGAACAAGTGGTAGTAACAGGATACGCCACATTAATTTCTCTGTATAAAATAAAAATGCCAGGTTACGGCAAGCGAATGGAACGATATACTCCAGAACCCACCAAAGAAACCCCCAAGATGGAACAACGATTTGTGATGCCAAAGGTGACTCTTGTCCAGTTGGTGATTCTCGCGTTTGTTGCGATGCATGCGTACAATGCGCGTAAGATGAATACCGTTGTTGTGTCGACTGCGGTATTTGCCATGGCTCTCCTCCACATGTATGATCACATGTACCGGGTGCAACGTGGTGAAGAACACCTTTTTTTGCTCCCCAAAAAGGAAGGCTACTGTGGAGGATGCCGAAAATAAATTATTCATAGATTATAAGTATGCTCGTCAAAATTACTCGTAGCCCTAACCGTACAAAGAAGTTTAGGGCAATTTTACCTGACGGCAGGACTGTTGACTTTGGTGCACGTGGTTATTCAGACTACACCAAACACAAGAATCCTTCACGAATGCGCTCGTATGTTCTCCGACACGGTGGGAACATACCCAAATCGATTATAGCAGAAAGAGATCCCTCCAAGATTCATAAACGTATGCTTGGAATCAATACCAGTGACAAGGAACAATGGATGTTATCTGGTATTGATACAGCTGGATTTTGGTCACGTTGGTATCTTTGGAGTCAACCAACATTCCCAGAAGTTCGTAGATTCATGGCTAAGCGTTTTGGGATAGAAATTATATAATATATGTATACATAAATGGCTGGAATCTTCTTTATTGGTGTATGTTGCGTATCTTCAGTATGTAGTAGTGCTTATATGGCTTATACAGCAATGCAAGAGTCAAAGAGACAGGAGGAAATTGAAGCACGTGAAAAGAAGTACAAAGAAATACCAGGTTTCCATTTATTTCCGGAATGTGATTATAGTGGAGATGGTGTGTTTTCTATGAAATTAGATAATGAAACGGAATTTAGCGTTGGTAATGGTATAGAATTTAAATCATTTATACTTACGAGTGGATTTAAAGTAGATACATATACTGAAAGTGATAAGGGGGGTACTAAGATAACTTATACCGGTCCCGCCAGTTCTAAATGTCTTAGTAATCCAATAGTGAGTGGAAAAAAGGTGTAAAAGTTTAATTATTACTTGTAAGACCTCGTCTCTTAAGATTAGCTAACCTTATACTTGAGTTCGTCGTAGTCCATTTAATATACTATAGTAAAATTATCTGTACCAAACCCCAGCTCTAGTCGCAGCGTCATCAATCTCATCAACAATTTCCCAAGCTTGAGAACACTCATGGATATCTTCGCGTTCACATATCGCATGTGCGACGTCAAGAGCTTCATGTAAAAGCATTTTTAGACGCATTTGCCTGACAGTCATCTGTCTTGGTTCATGGAGACACGGAGACTTATACATTTGTTCGAGAGCTGCTCGAGTGATTTCTCTTTTTTTCATTTGATAATGAATATCTTCTCCTTTACACGCAGCTACAATTGGACGGTATGACCCAAAGACTTTTAGAGTCTTCATTGTTTATTTATATAACCAAACTTTTAAGATAAGTTTAAAGATGTCACGTGTTGTACATATACGATGGAGTGGCGTGATGATATTCACGAGACAAACAAACTCATAAGATACGTAATTCTCCCAAGACTTCTTCAACTTGAAGATGAACTTGAGTCGCTACGAAGACATACATGGCCCTTTGTCCAGGCAAAGAAAGAGTTAGGACAACTTGATGACCTAGAGGCAAAGAAAGACTTTTGTAAAAACTTGGATGATGAAACGATTTTGCAACTCTTGCGTATCAAAGCAAAATACACGAGAGCCTCAGGGCTTCAGGGGAGAGAATTTGACATGCTCCGAAATAATTTTTGTTAGTGTATAATAAATGGCATTCTTATTGTACCCACTGTTAGGATTTTCACTCTTTGGTGGTAAGAAAGAGGAAAAGGATACCGGTATGTCAATGCCTTCACTCGCATCTCTTATTTGTTGCGCTCTGTGCTTGGGTTTTATGGGATATGGTATTTTCAGATCACCAATTAAGACTCCACCAATGATGATAGCCATGGCTGTATTCTGTTGTTGCAGTAGTAGCTCCATGGGGAGTGCTGTAAAAGATATAACTAAAAAGGCTGGTATGTCTTAAAAAAAATCATCCGTTCTGTACATATTTACCGCGTATGAACCAGTTTTACCTAATACTGAAACTGTTTCATTCCCATACATTTCTTCACATCCAATATCTTGCATGCAGTCGCGGCTATTATAGGTAACTGGGATTGGATACAAATTTTCTCCACCCGTCGTCGTGTAATAGTGGTAGCGATCGCGTCGTCCACGGACTTCTTTTCCATACAAAGGGAGTGTTTCTTGACCATCACCTACTAAAATACCCATCTGTTGCATGTGACCTGGTTTATATTGCTTAATTGGTGGTCCTCTAAACTCGGGTTCATGGCGTCGTTCACGTCGCATTATTGGTTCAGAGGGTACTGGTACTGGAACGGGTACTTCTACTGGAACTTTAACAGTTCTTGGATTTTGGTACATGTATCCCACAAGGAGAGTGAGTACAACGAGGGCTGACCAAAGAAATTGGGTCTTGGTACTATTCTTCATTACATTAGTTAAGGAATATTTTTTAGATAAAGAAATGAAATGAAGGTACTGGCGATAGATATTGGATATCATAATATGGGTCTCGTCCTCGCAGAGTGTAGTAAAGGTACTAAACTTAAAGTTGACTTTATAAAGAAAGTAAGTCTTGAAGATTACAAGTATATATATACGAATGACTTTGTGGACCTCATTCCTTTATTTGTAGATGACCACAAACATATATTTGAGGAAGCGGACACAATACTTATAGAACGACAACCACCGGGTGGCTTTACCAATATCGAGATACTTCTACACTACATGTTCAAAGATAAAGTGATTCTAGTTTCACCTGTGAGCATGCATACGCATTTTGGTATGCGACACCTCAACTATGAGGAACGCAAAGAGCGAACAATTTCAATCGCGAGTAAGTATATTGTGGGTGACATACCCTATGAGAGAAAACATGATATCGCAGATGCACTCTGTATGATTATTTATCATCATTTTAGAACATCTGTACACTTCTTTGACCAATTTAGGCTTCCTTCCGAAGCTCCGCTCTAATGAGGTCAAGTGCGTTCGTAACACTTTTGAACATATTGAAAATTTCACTACTGTTGCCCCGGTGCACAGCGTCCTTTAAATTTTGAATATTATACTCGAGTGATTCTTTTTCCTTCTTTTTACGCTCCTCGTTTTCAGATTTAATCTGTTTCATCTTATCAATCTTTCCATTGATATTGGTCGTAATGATTTCAATGGCGTCGTCCATTTTTTCAATTTCATTTTCATAGAAATCAATGTGACGCGCCAAAATTTCTCGTTTTACAGAAGATTGTGTATGGTCCAACTTGTGTCCTATTTTTTTGACTTTAGCTTCTAAAGCTTCAATGTTATCAAGATATTTTTGTTCATTGTCTTCTAGTATGTTTTCCAAACGCTCAATCTCCTTGTCGACGTCGACGTAAAAGTTCATTGTTTCGGGGGCTTCTACTCTTTCATCGTTCCAAAACTTTATACCAAGATATCTCTCGTGATAATCTATCAATATTTCAAGAACTTCCGACCTGAGTTCACCTGTCGCTTCATCTTTTATATCGGTGCCCTTACAGAAATCATATTCTCTTCGGAGGCGTAGAAGTTCCTGTTCACGCCAGTTCAACATTTTACTTTGGAGTTTTTCCAGAAAACACCAATCTTAGGTCATCAATGAACACGTTAAATCTTCCGAGGCGATATTGAACAACTGCCCATAAAAGGAAGAATACGGTTTTTGTTAGATTATTTACGTCATTATCTTCCATCTTATAAATTGGACTTACAACACGATGCATAAATGTTTCCTCTTTCTGTTGTCCTGTAACAACCATTTCCATTTGCGTGAGTGCGCATGTATCATCATTCACTGACCAGTGATAGAATAAGAATGGTATGAGTATGGAATAAAACTCCAAGTTTCTACGATCATTTGTAAATGGAACAACTAAAATGGCGATAAGAAAAGCAAGATGAATCCAAAATATTACGTTCATCTATAATACTATGTATACAGAAAATTTATGGTCGCGTTATACCATGGAGACTTGTTATACGCTGTGCTAGGTAGACCATGAGTATAAACATTCCCAAATTCAATAAAATAGCACACGCAGCGTATGGTAAAATTTTCCTTTTTAAAGGTTTCACGATACGTTCATGAAGTGCGTCGTTCTCCAGCACTAAATCTATAGCCTGATTAGTAAGATCATCAATGGATTCCTTCATTAAGATAGTTGAACAAAAAAAAGAGCCGATTACAACGACGTTGCACACACAACAAATCGAACTGTTAAAGAAATATCTTCGTGAGCGAAAGAATGTATTTATCTGCGGAGCTGTGGGCGTTGGGAAAACATACGTGTTAGAGTCAGTCCTAAACGAAACAAATAGTGTTGAGATAACCCAAGAACATATCAGAAACAAATCAAATTTTATACCATTTATCAAGGGTATCGCCAAACATGCGTTCATCGAGGACTACAACCAAGATTTTAAGGCTCTCATCGACCAAGTTTCCGATGGTGAACGCATCACTCGCGGGTCACTTGTGGTGACATCTACAAATATGTGTATGTTTCCAAATTTTGAAACTATATTCATACCAAAACATAAACCCGACAAATTAATGACACTCACAGATGTTCGAACCATTCAAGTTGAAAATGCAGCGGTTCGGTGTAATGGTAATATTCGGGACTTCTTTTCATACTTGGATGGATTTGATACTAAAGATGTTTTCCAAACCCCCAAGGAATTCATCACCGAACTTCTTTGTGACTCAAAACCAATTGGTTTTCCCAAGAGTATTCATGAACATGGACACATATGGGATATTTTTCAAGAGAATTACTTGGACTCAAAAGGCGTTGATATGTTACGAGCATCGAGTGGATTTTCGGATGCTGATATTTACGATACCCAAATGTATTCATCTGGGGATTGGAATTTAATGCCCTATTTCATTCTGAATGCAGTCGTGATACCAAAATCATCACTCGGTAAAGCTCTCGTGAGTGAGAAAGTAAGACCTGGAAGTTGTTGGACAAAGTATGGAAACTATAAAATGAGAAGTCAAAAGTACAAGGAGATACAGAATAAACTGAGATATGGGATATATATAGATGACCTGTGTCTTCTTAAGAAATATGCCGAAGAGGGTGATATTGGTCCAATGATGGAGTACTCTCTAACTCCCCAAGATTTTGACATCATGAATCACCTCGCAGTTGGAAGTAAATTAAAACAGAGAGACGTCACAAGAATAAAGAAAGCTTTGAAAAATGCTATCGAAAAAGTTCGTTGAACGTGAAGAAGAAGATGAACCCGAGTACACAAAGACTATTGGGAATGAAATCCACTTCTATGGAGAGATTACAGTTGAGAATACTCTTGAGTTTGTAGAATCTTTCCGTAAACTTGAGATTCGTCTTTTGAAACAAAAGGCATTACTCATTGGGTATGAACCCGAAATTCGTGTACACATCATGAGTGAGGGTGGTGATATGTTCTCTGGGTTAGCGCTTAAGAATTTACTTGAGAAGTCGAGAGTCAAAGTCATTACGATTGCCCAAGGTGCCTGTTGTTCTGCGGCTACATTCATGTTTTTGGGTGGTTCAGAACGTCGCATGGGTGAAAATGCGTACCTTCTGATTCACCAATTGAGTACAGAATTTTGGGGGAAATACCAAGAACTCAAGGATGAAATGAAGAGTTGTGATAAATTTATGAATGCTCTCAAAAAGATGTACACAGCGAAGACTGAAATCCCGGAAAAGAAGTTTAAGAGATTGATGAAGAAAGACCTCTATTTGTCGGCATCAAAGTGTCTAAAGTATAAGATTGCGCACGCGATTGATTAATAGTAACGTAGCGTTTGTAAAGACCCAATACACATAAAATCATAAAGACGATTGCAAACGTATTCGCATTCATAGGTATACTCGTGAATGGCGGAGGCTTAAGTCGTTCCATTCTACCATAATTAACAACTGGGAGTGAAGACATCTATTTAAAGTCGAGAAATTAATTATACGTATAATGGAACGCATTATTAGATTGGATAAGAATGGAAGTCAAAGGTACACAGATATTCATGTCGAGGATTTAAAGGATGGAACTGCCGACATTGTAAAAATATCTGGGGTCCTTGGAAGCGAGAAATGTACAACATCTAGGACTCATGTCACAACTGGATATGAGAAGGCTATACTTCGTGCAAACACTATGTGGGCAAACGAGAACGCAAAAAAAGTACAAATTCTCCCGATGTTGGCGAATAAATGGGAGGATAGGGAAAACTATATCACGGAGCCTTTTTATGTTCAACCCAAAATAGATGGTGTACGTCTTCTTGTCTCTACAAAAGGGTGTTATTCCAGAACTGGTAAGATTGTTGAGGATGTTGAGCATCTCGCACAAAATCTTAAAGATGGGGAATGGTTAGATGGGGAATGCTATATACCTGGTAAAACTTTTGAGGAGATTACGAGTATGTTCAAGACAAATCCCAAAGATTTACAATTTCATGTATTTGATTATTTTGATACAAATAGACCGTATCTTCCATTTGCAGAGCGACAGAAACGGGTCACCGTAGAGACTATTCTTGTCCAAAAGAAGTCTGATATTTCCAATTATCACAAGAAGTTTGTTCAACAGGGACACGAAGGCATCATGATTAGAGAAGCGACGAGCATCTATGAAATCGGTACACGGAGTAATTACCTACTTAAATTCAAGGAGTTCCAAACGGAGGAATATGAAATTATTGGGGCAAATTGTGGACAGGGAAGGGATGCAGATGCTGTCATTTGGGTCTGTAAAACTGAGGATGGTCATGAGTTTACGGTTAAACCTGAGGGAACTATTAAACAACGTGAGGTCCTCTTTACTAATCGAAGTAAGTATATTGGAAAACTTCTCACAGTTCGTTTTCAAAATCTTACAGCTTTGGGGGTACCAAGATTTCCAGTGGGTGTGGTAATTCGGGACTATGAATAATATACACAAACTGTAAAGATGCAACGTAAACTCGCTGTAGATGTCGATGAAGTACTTGTAAACCTCCTTGAACCTATGGCTCGGTGGAGAGGTGTCGCACTTCCAACACGCCCGAAGTACAGGTATCTTTATCGGGAAATATTCAATTGTACAGAAGAACAATCTCAAGAAATTCTTCATAAATTTTACAAAACCAAAGAATTTGTCTATCTCAAACCAATTTTGGGTTCTCAACCCGCTATGCTCAACTTCAAGAAAAACTTCTCTAAAATGTATATCCTCACGGGGCGCCAAGATGATGTCAGAGAACTTACTGAACTTTGGATTGACCGATTTTATCCAGGTATTTTTACTGATGTCATTCTCACGAATAGTTTTACTGAAAATGAAATCAAAAAAGTAGACATTTGTCGTTCACTTGGTATTAACGCCATCATTGATGATAGTTTGAGCACATGTAATGAATGTATTGAGTCTGGAATGGAGGCTATCAACTTCATTGGAGCGGATATTTACCCCTGGTGTGAACCAAGTAGTATTAGTCTTCAAGGATGGGATACAAATCAAACAGAAATCATTGAGGCATAATATTCAATGTAAAGAATAATACGGTCTTCCTGGGATGTATTTTCTGCCCAATGAGGAAATAATGCATTTAAAATGATATGTTTTCCATCTTCTTCCTCAATCGTACCTAACACCTGGTGATGAAGAAAACACCCCTTAGGACACTTTAGACCCAAATGATATGTAAATCTATAATTTGGTCCAACAATATCTACATGTTCTTTGAGTTGAACACCACCTTTCATAAGAGAAAATCCAGCAACATGTATACCCTCGATTTGAGAAAGTAATTCGGCAGTTTTAGGACACTTTAAACAGTTTCCAAGAACTGGGCTACCTTCCCAAATGAGAGGCCAACTTATCCATTCATTCTGAACGTGTGATTGTCCACCTTTGAGCCAACCGTGTAATCCAGATGAATATTGAGAAACAATATGTTTTAATATTTCGGAACCTTCCCATTCCCCAGTTGGTCTAGGTTCGTCTGAAATATAATTAGTCGGAAGTTGATCCAATTCCTCTCGGATCATCTTCCAATGATTTTTGAGGTCCTTGAGGCTCATTACTATTCGGTATTGATATTAATATGTTGATATTTTTACACATTGGAAAACAAGTTGTAAAAATATCGAGAGAATGTTTCGATCATTCGGCCCTGGGGTTATGAGCCCCATGCGCTTCCACTGCGCCATCTCGATTGCACCTAGTGCGGTTTGAACGCACGATCTCCTCCTTACTAAAGAGGCGCCTTACCACTTGGCCATAGGTGCTTTGAACTCCGTCTCGGGGTTTCGATCCCCGTACTCCCAGATTAACAGTCTGATACTCTACCAATTGAGTTAAGACGGAATTAGGTCCAGTCGCCATGAATCGAACACGGGACATGCGGAGACTTATTCTTCATTTAAGAAGACCAATAACACGAGGTGCTACAATCCGCTGCTCTACCAACTGAGCTACAACTGGCTATAGCTCTAACCCATAGTCGAAATGGGGTTTTCAGATTCAAAGTCTGACGTGATAACCACTACACTATAAGAGCTGTAGACGAAATGGACATTATACGTCCACTTCAACAATCTTACGTGGTTCCCCTTTAAGCCTATTTACGTATTTAAAATGCCAAAGTATTATTGAGAACAATGCCGCCGAAATATTTGTGATTGTCATCGGAATAACATTATAATGTATCGAGTATACCAGAGCAAATCCACTAGCAATAAAATTGAGATTGAGATAGGTATAGTTTATTGCGTTCGCGTCGTTGATTCGGTACACATGTACAATCTCTGGTACAAACATAATACATATGAGAATGGAGCTCACGAGCCCCAAGATGTCATAGACATTCATTCTTAGGTTATAATATTTTCTTAGGTTTAAGTAACTATGATTTTGGTTGTCCTAGTACTTCTTTTATTTTTGATTGTACTTCGTTTTCGAATGAAAACTTCATCATACAGTGGGACCAGGACATATGATTATAAGTGTTTTCTACTCACAATTCCCAAGGAGGTGAAGAGACGAGAACAGTTTATAAAACACCATAATCCAGATATCCCAATTGAACTAATATATGGACCGGATACTCGGAGCGTAAAAACTGCGCGTCAATTTGAGGATATGATTGACCCCGAATACTTTGAAAAAGCTGTTGAGATGTACCACGACCCCAATGTAATGAGACCCGATATCACCTATTTCAATTTAGGTGCAATTGGATGTCTTATGGGACATCTTGACTTTTATAAAAGATGCTTTGATCAAGGTATTAAATACGCAGTTATCTTTGAAGATAATGTAATCGTAAAATCTCCTCAACTGTATGATGAAATCCAAACAATCATCGAAGAACGAGGTGATGAATTTGAAATGTGCTTCTTTCACTGTCTTTCTAGATTACGCGATAAAATGGACGGAAATCTTGAAAAAGTTAAGTGGATTTCAAGTACGAAATGCTATCTTGTTCACGTTGAAAATATGAAGAAGTATGTGAAATACTTTTTACCCATGGATAATCATGTAGATATGAAACATGAAGATTTAATTGCACGAGGTGCGAGGGTATATTATAAAGATATGCGTAAATATATGAAAATTGATCGCACACATACCAGTACAATTGGTCATAGTAATCATGGACGTAAGCGATTCTTTTCACGACAGTATCCAGATGCGACCCCAGATGATGTTATATATGGATACTAAAGCCATGGGATGTGGTGTCCATTTCGACGACACCCTTTTTTTAGAAACTCCACGAAGAGATTAAAATCATATGTAGAATCTATGACATCCAACATGTTTCCTACATATGCACTGTACGCTGGATGATTTCCCTCATGGATGAGACGATCCTCTCTTACTTTGAGAATCATTTTACCGAGACGCGTAGGCATCATCACCAAATTTTCACTTGAATTCACATCATAATTACACTGCTGGATGAGGGGGTGTTCCTTAAAACGTCTTGGTATGACATGATGGTCTTCGACGAGACCTTTACCATGGAGACCCCAACGAACTTTAAAGTTTTTACGTATGAGCGAGCCGTACCTCATGCTATAATAGTCTGGGATTTACTTTTTATGTATGGAAAACATATCTAAAAAGTAAATTGCTCCAAATGGGGATTGAACCCATGACCTTGGTGTGTGCTTGTGTAGGTGTAACACTACTCAAATATACATCGTATAAGCACCACGCTCTAACCAACTGAGCTATAGGAGCTCCATCCTATCTACACAGCGTACCTTTAACTTCATTAAACTACACTGATATAATCCTTGAACAGTAAAGTATTTGAGGCACCCTTAATGAAGTTTTTGTACTGTTGTGCGTGATCAAAAGCCTCATGTATCATGCGTTCACCAAGTATACTATCATAGATACATGGTTCTACGGCACGAATGAGATTACCCGGTTTAAGTACTTTAATCCGAGATGGTAGAGTATACAGTAAATATTGATAGTCGAACATTTCAGAAACAACAACGACAGCATACCCATGGCTCGTGTACGCTTCATGAATTGTTGTGTGATGATCGTCATTTGACTCTGGCGTAATCACACTCGTTATTTTAGAATTTCGTGCGAGACCCGCGTATACAGCCAACTTACTATTGCGTCTTCCAGGTGCTTCTAGAAACACAATTGAGTTTGTTGAAGTCGCCTCAATGTAGGCACAATCAATGTACCGAGTGAGTTCTTGTACTGCCGTTTGAAATCCAATAGATTCCAACCCCGGAATATCGTTGAATACAGTCTTAGCGACTCCAATGATGTTTGTGTGAATACGTTCATCGAGAGCGAGTTCTTTCGCAGATTTCATGGATTCATTTCCGCAAATACAATAGAGCCTATCAAACTCTTTCAAAGACTCAACCGCTTTGGTGAGGTCAACGGAGTCATAAGAAGTTTTTAGAATTGTCCCAGGTCCATCATGAATTGTCTTTTCTTCAAAGAAGCGACTCGTATTTTCATTGAGACCTTTGAAACCACTCAGGAACCCATACACCCGATTTCCTTGGTTCTTTTCCCGAAGATTAATCGAACGAATGAGGGTATTGACCCCTGGGCAGACCCCACCAGCGGTGAGAATTCCAATATTCATGTATAGTATATGGTTGTTTTGTTTTTAATTATATTTCTAATGATCATGCTCTTTCTATTTACACTAGAAACAGAGGCACCAAAAGACTACACCCCCAATTTAGAGCAGGACGGATTTATCCTTATGGACCGTCCATCCAAAAAGCAGGTTCTTGAACAACTTCAGGATGGTTACGAATTCTTAAACTACAAATATTCAATCAATGGATGTACACTATCAACATTTCATAGAGATGTAACATCAAGTCAATATGTTTTTAAAACAGAGCATCCAGTGTACACATTCATTACGTACGAATACGATGGACCTACATTATCTGTATGCCCAGGAAGTCATGCAACTGTACCTTTACTTGTATCAAGTCCTATTACTATCCGTGCAAACTCTGTACTTTTTAACTGTGACCTCGTACACGCGGGTGCTCTCAACTTAGAACATAAACCAAGAAAGGCAGTACAGTATAAAATCGCACACCGAGATGATATAGGAAAACTAAAACATCTTGATGGCATAGATAAAGTCAAAGAAGGTGTGTGTGAAAAGAGACAATTTGATATATTTTATAGAAAATTATCACTAACATTTTCTTACATAATTAATCACCATCTAACGCCATACTTACAAAATAAAGAAAGTAATCTGTTGTGTAAGCTCATTGGTGAACAAAGATGTTTCTATAATGTATAGATGTCCGTTGAAATTGTTACATATGCAAATAAATCACAGGGCATGTTTGAAGAACTCATAAATAACGAGTTTGGTATTCCAGTCAAGGTTCTTGGATGGGGAACAAAGTGGAATGGATTTAACGACAAATATAAAGGAATGTCAAAATATCTTGAAACAAAAAAGGATGAAGATATTGTAATTTTTCTCGATGGCTTTGATACAAAGATTAACGTAAATCCACAAAATGTTGTTGAACTTTTTAAACAATACAATTGTAAAGTTTTAGTTTCGAGAGATCCAGAAGTTGCGGGTAAACTAATTACACAAGTTATATTTGGAACCTGTGGTCAAACATCAACAGCAAATTCAGGGCTTTATATGGGATATACAAAATATCTTAAACTGGTTATCGGTGAAGCTGTTGACATGAAATGCTCAGATGATCAAGTCAATCTTAATACTATATGTAAAAAGTATGACTTTATTGCAGTTGATGTCGATGAAAAGATTTTCAAAAATATTGGACCAATAGATACAACGGATAAATCGGATGCTCTATTCGTTTCCTACCCGGGTTCACTGGGGGTTTCTAGGTATTCTAGAGCGATAATAGAATACACACAATTTTTATACATATATGTATTGTGTCTACTCATTTTGGGACTAGCTTTCTTTCCACGATATCAAAAAATATTACTACTTATACTCCTACTCTATACTACCTTCTACACATTTGTCGCTGATAAATCATGCACTTTCCATACGGGCTAGCTCATCTACGTCTCCATCTCGACTCGTTCGACGCTTCCCCACACCCGTAATTCCAGCTAGCCATTTTGAAACTACTTTTGTAGTTTGTGATGATGTTTCGTCACATATAATAATACTGAGACCGTTACACACATCAGGTTTATTTCTTTTATCTGGGAATTCGAGGTTAAACGCCTGAATGGATTCAGCTGGAATATCTGGAGCTTCATCTAAAAGTCTATCGTAATCTTCGCGACACTTCTTTACAAACTCAACAACACTCGTGCGGTCGGCGATATCTAGAGATAATTCCATATCTATGTTTCTATAATACTTTGAGTAGAGGATACACATGTCTGAGTGTGCCTGCGCGAGACTTCCAGTTTGACTAAACTTACTGACCGATGTTAAAACACCACCAACGACGTTTAAAAACGCGAATATATACTGAAGAATCAAAATATTTAGTTTAGTTTCTTCAGACATACCATCATTCCCATTTGGATTTAGAACTGCGAAACCACCAACCCCGGTTATACTGGCAATGATAATGCTGGGATACGAGAGATAATCATTTATTTTCTTATTATGAAGTCTCGCATGATTATGAAGCCAACGATATCCCGCCGCACGCTCCGCCCAAGAACGAAGAAGTTTCTCTTGTTTCTCGGTCCAGTGATGCTGAGTCTCCATTATTTTACGCGCATATTTTTAATCCGAGTCGCCTCCTGAAACGCAAGCGTATCCACGAGTTCATTTTGTGGATGTCCATTGTGTGCCTTGACCCACTTCCATTCAACCGAGGTCATCTTTTGGCTGAGTGCATCCATTTGAACCCAAAGGTCTTTATTCTTCACAGGTGTTCCCGCAGAAGTTTTCCAACCGTTACGTTTCCATCCATGAATCCACGAAGATATTCCATTCTTGACATATGTACTATCTGTAAAGAGTTGTATCTCAAGAATGTTTTGTTTAATACACTCCTCAAGTGCTTTGACAACTGCAGTCATTTCCATGATGTTATTCGTTGTATTGTCTTGACCGCTGGATATTTGTACGTCTCCAATGAGTACAGCCCACCCACCTGCCCCCGGATTACCGAGACAACTACCATCTGTGTATACGTTATGCATCTTACACCATTAGGGACTTCTTCTTTTATCTTAATTCGAGAACGCGAGACAAATCTTAAGATATTTGAAGTATCTTAATATCTGGGGATATATTTTATTATTTTACATACTTAAGCAAAAATAAGCTTAGTTGCTGAACGCCAAACCGCCCATACCGCTTTGGATGCGGAGGACGTTGTAGTTGGTCGCGAACATGTGCATCGTGGTCGCGTTGTTGGCAACACCCATGGTGACCGCGACTTGCGCGTTATCAATACGGGAGAAGTTGCAGGTACCGGTTGGTTGGTGTTCTTCTGGCTTGAGCGCGAAGGAGTACGAGTACACACCTGGGTATGGGCAGCCAGTGTGGTGGTTGTACGCTTGCACTTGGTTGAAGTACTTACCGGATTGTTCCTTGAATCGGTCTTGACCGTTGAGCACCAACTTGAATTGGGACATTGGGCCAACCGCTTCTTCGGTGAAGGTCGAATCGGAACCACCCGCACCGATGGCGAGGAGTGGAACACCCGAACCTTGGGTGATTGGGACATAGCAGTTCGACAAGCTGACGGCACCGGCGTTGGACTCGAGAACAATGGCGCCATTGGTCGACGCCTTCGTGAAGTTCCACAAGGAAGATCGGGCAGCAGTGTTGGAGAAGCACCACACCAATTCCTTAACTGGGTGATTGTAGGACAAACGGACTTGCTTGGTGGCAGACTCAGTCACGGTGTCGGAGCCAGTGTGTTGCACTTGCTCGATGAGGTATTCGTGACCCTTTTGCGCGAAGCGACGACGTTCTTCGGTGTCCAAGTACACGTAGTTCGCCCACACCTTGAAGGTGTCGGTGTTGCAGTACGACGCGAAGTTGGAGGCCAAATCAACGTCAATGCGGACTTCGTGGTATTGGAGGGCAATCAAAGGCAAGTACAAACCTGGGTTGCGGTTGAAGAAGAAGATCAATGGCAAAAACACTTTGCTGCCCGCGACCGCAGTGGTCATCTTGGCGTACGACGCCTTCTTGGCTTCATCGTGGTACAAGTTGTCGTACAATCTCCACCATTTTTGGTAGTGCTTGTCGATGCGTTGACCACCGATGGAGAGTTCAACGTTGTTGATCGCACGCTCGGCGACATAGTTGCAGTCATCGGTCGCGTTTTCAGTAGTCGTGTTGGAAGTGAGAGACTTGAGTTCGATGTACATGTCACCGACCAAATCACCATTACGGGCAACGGTGACGGACACGCGTCCTGAGTTGGCCGCGGTACCGTTCACAGTTTGTTCGATGTTTTCCATCGCGAAGTTCGTGTGTCGCTTGTACACAGCTTGGAAGAAGGTAACTTTGGGGTTACCAGTCAAGTAGACGTCTTGGGCGCCATAGGCGACGAGTTGCATGAGACCACCGGCCATTTTGAGAGTTGTTGTACTATAGCCAGAGATTTTTTTTTGGCTGAAATCGCGCCATGTGCGAAAAGTTGCCAATCAATTTTTCTCAGTCCATATTAAATGTCGTCGCAGCCTGAGGAAGAAGAACTTGATGTCGAAGATGGGGAATTGATTACCGAAGAAGATGAAGAACTTGAAATGGAAGATGAGGATGAGGAATTTTTCCAAGAAGAAGATGAAGATGAGGGTATGGACCTCGCTGGACTCATGACCTCGCTCTTGGCAACCCCAGACGGTGATACGGTCTGCTCAGCCCTAGTCAATCTTTGTTACCAATTGGAAACTCAGAACAAAATCCTTATAAAGATGCTTGCCAAAATGCAATCCCAAAAATAAGCTTAGAAACAAAAATCGTTAGTCATTAAATAGAGATGAATCACACTCATTTCATCGATAAGGAACCAGATAAGTTTGAAGCTCTCGCGGAACTTCAGAAACAACATATCCAATCGCTGAATGAATCACAAGCATTAAATATAATCGATAAATTTGAAGATGCCTGGTCGTTAAAAACCAACGACTTCCGAAATGCACGGGAGTTGGGCTATCGTCAATATGTTCATCCTGATCATTTTGATGAGTTTGGAAATCCAAATCCTAACAAAATTGATATCTTAGCCATCAAGGGTATCCGTGACAAACAAAGAACATATCTCGTGAATCTTAAAAATCATGTACGCGAACTACGTGTTCATAAAAATGAATCGAGTGAAAATGGAATCACGAATATAACTCGAATCAATAATATACTACATCAAATCGCAGATGGCTATCATAACATTCGGAGACACTATACATCGTTTGAGCGCGTAGATAATCCCACAGCCTTACCCCAATTTGCTCAGACTGGGGATCCTTCAACGATAGACGAAGATGAACTCGAGAAATCAACACCGTTTCAAAAGTGCCTCCTGTACGCACTCGATGAAGCCTACAAAGCTGGGTATCGAAGGTACAAGGGACAATGTTGTGAAGAAATTCGTACGATTGAGGGTCATCGTACACGCGCCTGGAAGTCAAAGTTTACGATTGAAGAATTCATTTATTCACTCGCACAAAAGGATGATGACTTTGTGAACTGGAAGAACTTTACCAGCCGTGGCTCTGTTTTCAGAGAAGTCATTGATAACCTTACAAAGTGTATTGATGCCCAATTTCCTGAGATTAGCAAGAGACGCCAAGTATGGTCATTTAAGAACGGTGTGTTCGTTGGGAAGGAATGGATTCCAGAACGTGGAATCTACGATTGCTGTTTCTATCCCTATGACAGTAAGGAATTTAGGTGCCTCGACCCAACCATCATCGCGTGCAAGTACTTTGATAAACAGTTTGACGATTTTGCCCACATTGAACGCTGGCAAGATATTCCAACGCCGTTCTTTGACTCTGTATTGAGTTATCAAAAGTTTGAACCTGAAGTTAAAAACTGGGCGTACGTCATGGGTGGTCGTTTGTGTTATGATATTGGGGAACTCGATGGGTGGCAGGTGATTCCATTTTTCAAGGGCATCGCTCGCTCGGGGAAGTCGACTCTCATCACCAAAGTATTCAAGAAGTTTTATGAATCTGAGGATGTTGGGACACTCTCCAATAACATTGAGAAGAAGTTTGGTCTATCCGCAATCAAAGACTCTTTCATGTTTATTGCCCCAGAGGTCAAGGGTGACCTAGCGCTCGAACAGGCTGAATTTCAATCCATGGTTTCAGGAGAAGATGTGTGTGTTGCCGTAAAGAACAAGACAGCTATTAGTATTGAGTGGAAGATTCCAGGTGTTTTGGGTGGTAATGAAGTTCCAAGCTGGAAGGATAACTCGGGCTCCGTTCTTCGTCGTATTCTGACCTGGAACTTTTCAAAGCAGGTCATGGATGCCGACCCCCAACTTGATGAGAAATTGGACACCGAACTTCCTATCATTCTTCTTAAATGTATCAAAGCGTATTTGGATTATTCCAGCAAATACAGAAATAAGGACATTTGGAATGTTGTTCCAGCGTACTTCAAGAAAATTCAGAAGCAGGTTGCGATGGTTGCGAGTACCCTCCACAACTTCTTGGAATCTACCAATATTGTGTACGGCGAAGGACTCTTTGTACCTCAGAAGCTCTTCATCCAGGTCTTCAACCAACACTGCCAAGAGAACAACTTGGGAAGACCAAGATTTAATGAGGACTTCTATGCTGGTCCGTTTAGTTCACGTGATATTGAAGTCAAAGAGGAGAGTGTTACATACAAGGGTCGAACATACCCAAGACAACCGGTCATCTACGGTCTTGACGTGATTGAGGAAACTATTGGTTTGGGTGACAATCCCAATTATTAAAAAAAATAGTAGAGAATAGTAATATGAGTCAGCAGCTCAGGGAATTTGTAAAACAATCAGGAGTTCAGGTGAGTCAACCCACTACTGCGTCAGATAATCGCGGAATACCCGAGTTCCCATCTCGTCTTCAAAAAAATATAATGAGTAATGAAAATTATGGCGAATTCGCGGAGTTTGTACATATGTCAAATAATGAAAATAACACAAATGAGATATTAGCTAATATAGGTGGTATTGTAGTAAGCAAGTTGAATCCTGGTATGTTTAATGCGACCGCAAATCCACCATCCGAATTCCAAACTAGTATCAACCTTAAAAATATTCTCGTCAAACAACCCCTTCCTAAAACCCCAATTGGTGAGGGTCTTTATATAGACACGAGAGAGATTAATGGTATTTATGGACGTTTCGTCACTGGATTCACGCACACCCGTGAATATGGTCGTAAGGGGGATATGAATTTGGATTTCTTTACAGTTCAACTCAAACTTATTGTCACAAATGGGACCGAGTCCAAGGGTGCGACCGTCAATTTCTATAAGAATGGTAAAATCCGTTTCTCTGGGGGCTTTATTGGGACAAACATCACAAACCAACCAGAACTCATTCGTCGATTTATCGTAGACAATTACTCTGAAAAAGAGGCGTTTCTCTACAGCCCATTTACATACAACAATCTTAGTGCGACATTTGGGGTCAATGGGACGATTGGGGAGTTGGCACCACTCGCAACCAAGTTGCTTTCGAAATACAAGGTTGCCTACGCGACGTTTAATCCTGAGATATCCCCATTTATGTATGTGACGTATAATCAACATAAATTCATTTTTGCATCGAGTGGAAATATTCAAATATCTGGTGCGTCCTCGCCATCAGATTTACTCAATGCGTACAATAGCGGGGCTGAACTTGTGCGTAAAATGTATGAACAAGGTGATATCAAATTGGGGGTCACAAACAAAAAGATTCCCAAACGCTTGGTAAAAACCCCCAAAACGTTGAGTGTGAATCAAAGGGCTGCTCTCAAAATTGATGGCAAACAGTGTATGCGTCTTTCAAAGTCTGAACTTGTGGACCTCGCAAAGAGATTGGGCGTCGTTGGAATTACCCAATCTGTTAAAAAGCAAGAGATTTGCAATAAAATTAAGGGAATATCTAATACCAATACCAAAACTGCAAAAGTTAATAACATGACTCTTTCTGGCTCTAAAAATACTTTTAAGATTGGAAGAAAGGTATGTTCGGGATACAGTAAAACTGAACTCTTGAGAGTTGCGCGTCTACTAAACATCACCCTAGACCCCAAGGAAACAAAGAGTACCCTTTGTAAAAAGATTGAAGCGGTGCGTAACGCCAAGCTTGCGCCAAAACCTAAAACGCCTCCACAACCACAACTGTCCAGAAAGAATTTGTCGAAGCAAAAGGAGTTGGCGAAACGTGAGCAGGTGATGAAGAAGAGAAGTCTAAATGAAAACTCAATTCGTAGAGATATCATCAATCTGTATGGTAACCGATGGATGAACCGTTATAAAAACGTAATGCCCTCGATTGATAATGATGTGAAAGTCGTACGAGCGGCTATTAATCAATACAATAAAACGAATAAATTGGGGCTTCCATTTAAGAAGAATATCGATTTAATTAAAAAGGAGTATGTGATGACTTGGAAATCACAAAGAGGTCAGTATTTAGAAGTACTCGTTCAAAGAAATGAGTTAAATCGAATCAAAAATCAATTGAATATCAATAATGTACCACGAAACTTGGTCACACAATATAGAAATGCAGCGTTGAACTTTATTAAGACGAAAAAACCAACTGCTAAACAACTCTTGTCGTTCAAGAGAAATTGGTTAAACAAGCGTTAAGTACATTTTATCTTGGGGTTTACAAACTTTAAGGGCTCCCCCATTTGCTTGAGATGAATGGTGTGGTACGCAAAATTATATTTGGGGAACATTTCCTTAATAGCAGTAGATACCATAG